CTAGTACCGCTAACGTTATTTACAGTTCCTACAGGATTAGGACTAGTATTTATAAATCTGTAACCATTTAGGCTAAAATTAGGACTACTTACTAACTCTATTCTATATACTGAATTACTAGTAACAGCTGCATTATATTTAACACTAGCTGCGTCATAACTAGTATTTGAAACTATAAATACGTTACCGGCACTAACTTCTAAACTATCTCCTACCTCAATTGTAGGTACTGTATAGTGATCAACCTCAAGTCGATACTGAGAATCTGAACTAGTAGCTGCGTATACTATATTAGCTGGAATATTTAAAGCTTTATTAGTATTCACAGCTAATGGGCTGGATGCTATGCCATCTACGTAAAAGCGTACAAAAGCAGAACTGCGCGGTTTTATATCTAAATCTATATAATTAGTATCAGCTTTAGTTAGAATACCTGTTTTTAGATAAGTATAGCTAGTACCTTCTACATAAAAGTTATTATTAGAGTAGTTTGATGGATCTAAGTGCTGATTGATAGTTATATAGAAGGGTGCTGTAGGTAATCTAGTACTAACGTTCTCAAAACCCGCAATATTCGTATCTAGTATAGTTATAGTATTTACACCTGCTACATAGTTTGTATATAGTGGTTCTACTTGTTCTACGTAAGGATTTGTATAGCCGACAAAGTTTCTTTGTCCACTAGTATCGCTGTTTTTACCGAGTATGGGAAATGTTACTTTAGGAACACCTTTTTGTGCAGAGGATAGTGCTAATATATGTTGGTTGTAGTTAATATCTAAACACGAACTTAAGCCCTCAACTGTGAAGGTTATATACCCTGGTGTAGCAGTGCTAACAGCATTACACAATAAACTGATTTTACCTATTTTGGAAGTAAAACCGTTCTTACCTGTTAAAATAGATTGCGAACTGCCCGCGCCTACTGTAAGAGCTGTTGCATTAGCTGCTTTGAGTGTTAGTGGGCTAGTAGCAGTTACATTAGCAATTAGCGAAGTGGCTGAAGGACTAGCTACATAGTACTCAGTTTCAATTTTTGTACCATAACCAGCTCGCTGTAGATTAGTTTTTAAAATACCGTCTACTACGACTGTTCCATCAAGTTTAACACGAGGAACAGCCTCGAGGGTAAAGTCTGGAGTAGGAGGAGTAGCAAATAAATTAGGAGCATCTATATAGGCAGTAGGCTGATAGTTTATAAAAGTATCTGAATCTACGTATACATTAGATATATATTCTACAGCGTTTATACTTATCTCTTCTGGGCTAGTTTCACGTTTTGTACTAGTTACTTTAAATAGTTTAGCTGATTTATCACTATAGAAGTTTAGTGGGTTTTCAATTTCGCCTAAGCTCCACAGGTCGCCAGTCTTTGGCGCTACGTTAGCAGTAAAACCTGTGCTAGATATATCTTCATATCTTTTAGTAGTTTTATTAAACTTACTAAGTACCTGAACAGTAGCTAAATCAATACTATCCGATACATTAGCAGTAGAGTATGTGGTAAAATTAGTATTGCTAATAATATATGTTTCAAGTCTATCACTAGCTTGATTTAATATTCGAAGAGAAAGAGGGTATGTATTTGCTGTAAATACTGTATCAGTTAGGGCAGGGAATGTAAAGTGCTCAAGTTCGACATTAGCATAGTTAAGAGGTGTTTTTAGATAAGAAGTAGCTGTGTCTGCTTCTTCAACCTGTGCTCCCCAGGCAAGCCAACTCATAGAAGTAGCTATACCAGAATAAATAGTAAATGCTATAATAGTTGATGCAGGTTTAAAGGTTACTGAAACTCTAAACCAACTATCGTCTATAGAAGTTACAGAAGAAGAAATAACATCAGGTCCAGTATAAGTAACAGCACCTGTTATAGCATTAACTGTAATCCAAGCAGTGAGAACGCTATCAGACCCTATTCTTAGGCTGCTTGCGGAACTTACATTTTTAATATATACACTAAGAGTGTAGGGCTTATTTATAGTTGTTGTAGCAGTATTATAAACACCAAAACCAGCACTTGCTGTACTAAACTGATCAGCAGTAACTGTTCCGTCTGGTGCAGTAGAAGCATTAGCCGTTATAGTAGGTGTACCATTTACTGTCCACAGATTAAATTGTTCTGAGTTACTTATCAAGTTGCGATCAGAAGATAAGCTTACTCTGCCGCCATACCCATAAGCTACACCACTAGAACGGGAAGATATAGATATAACATCTCCAGGCGCTAAATTAATAGCGTCTGTGCTAGTAGTAAAACTTATATTGCGACGCTGGTATCTAGAAGCGGCTATTTGGTATTGAGCCATGCGTATAGCTTGACTGCGACGAGTAACACCGTACAGGTCTAAGCTAGCTATATTTTCTATATCAGAAACGTCAGTTCCATCATTTGAATCAGCCGTATCAACGCGAGCTGTTTCGCGTTTAAAGTGATTAGTAGGATCTATGTACGTTACATCTATACCTGTATATATATCACTCTCTTTTGTACCAGAAATCTGAAAGCTACCTTGTTTAATAGTAGCCTCATTAAACATCATAACTGGATATTCTTCAGGCATATCAACAGCAAGAGTTATTTTTGAGCCAGCGTATATTAACATGCCTCTAAAAGTAGCAGCTATCTTATTAAGTAGATCCATGCTCTTTTCTTGGTCTACGATACTAAGATCGGTTATAAATCGTCTCTCTCTAATCTCAGTACCTTCTTGTAAACCTTGTTGATTTTGCTTTACTGTATTATATAAACCTCTAGGTTTATATCTATTAGATCCATCTGCTAAGCCTGATACTCCTACAAACCTACCAGTAGTAGGATCACATGCATCACAATACTGAGCTACTTGATAAAACTTATACTTATCTATATTCTGTTCAGGTATGCCCAGACCATAAGTTTGATTAGTAAGTATATCATATATTATCCAAACAGGGTTTTGAGTCCAAGAATAGGTAAATGTACCATCCCAAGTACCGATATATATTTGCGGATTAGCATCATATAGTACAGTAGCAGCACCTGGTTTTTGTAAACTATAACCTCTTTGAGTGTATCCAGCAAAAGTAGATACACCATTTACAGTAGCCATACCATTAACTGAAGTTTCAAGTTCTCTCCAGTCTATTTCACCAGCACGTTCAGAGTAAACAGGAGGTATATTAGAAGGTGTTTTGTCTACAAGTTGTCGATTAAGTACCGGTTGATTATAGTTAGATGGTACTTTTACTAACAATCCTTTAACCATAGAGGTAAAAGTAGGTATGCCCCCACTATGTTCTCCAGCAGCTTTCAGAGCATATCCTATAATAGCAGTTCTAGGATATGCTTGTTTTTTGCGTTCTATCTCATACCAGGCAGCAATGCTTACTGAATCCTGTATTTTAGAATCATATGAATCTTGGCTAACCTTCTCAATATCAAAACTATAACCTGCCTCATCTTGTTTATTAGTAGGTATATTTACTACAATTGATCTTCTTACTGGTTTATCTGTTTTACCTTTTATACTTAGTGTTACTTCTGAAATTGGTGGATAACTTCTAGCTTTATTATATACGGTAATCTTTACAAGTATCTCGTAACTATTAACATTACCCTTACTATCTGTCTTAGATAGAGAATCTATGTTAAATATAAATTGTAAAGCATCCCATGGGTAAGCACTAGTTTCTTGATTAGTAACTGCATTTTTAGGTGCATACTTATTTAGATCATCACCTGCAGCTGGAGGTCCAGAACGCAATGGAACTGCACTAGCAAAAGCTTGAGGAGTAATTATTTCGTCACCATATGTAGGTATAGGAGCTTGTGTTACCGTACCAGTAGAATAATCAAAGCTAAAACTACCAGACTTAACAGCCCCGTTACCATCTAAATATATCAAGTCATCAATACTAGAATCTTGTATTTGTATGTCTTGTGGGCCGTTAGGATTTATACGATAAACAGGCCCTTCGCCTACAGCAGTAGTCATAAGTAAAAAGTCAGTAGAAAATAGAGAGTTAGGGGCAATCTTGCCACCACTACTACCTTTACCTTTAGCTCCTTGTATTTCAGGAACAGATATTCCTTCATACTTAACATACTGTCTAGCTATAGTCATTGATTCTCGCCTTTAATTTATTTATTTTAATATATCATCTAAAGATATATCTTCACCAGCTGATGTACCTTCAGCTGTTTTTACATATCCTGATATTAATTGCCCAGCAACTCGCACTAAACCATAGTTTATTGGTATAGGAGTACCGCTGGCGGTAGTATTAGTAAGTGATCCAAAAGCATTATTATCACGAGAGGTCTCGCCACTAGCTACCGTAGGTTTTGGCATTAATAGCATACTAACACCCATTATAGCTAAGTTAAGACCTACACTACCTATCATAGCGCCTATTGTAGTAGTTCCTAGTAATGCTGGAGCTGATGCCATAGTTGCAAGAGCTGTACCAGACATAGAAGCCATACCAGCAACTAAGGGGAATGCTATCATTAAAGCTGCAATTGCTAAAATTGCAAAAATACCGCGCTTACCTCCACCACCTACTATAGCAGGAACGATATATATCGTATCTCCCTCGTGCGCTTTACGCATAAACATTTCGTCTTTATTAATTTCACGTAGATTCTTATCTAAAAAAGTGAATGTTTCTTGCAGCTCATTTTGGCTCTGTTTCTTAACATAGGTTAAAAAATC